TGGTTTATAGTAGCCATAATGTCTGGAGTATATACAGACGGAACAAAAGATATATTTATATTTAAAAATCCATTAGACCACGGACACTTTCACAACGCAGCTGTGTGTCAGAAGTTTATAGGAGAGTATCCTTTTAAACTTGCACGAGCATTAATTAATCAATATGGAAAAAGACCGCCAGAGCAGATTATGTGCGTACCAGAAGATACTGTTAGAATGTTCATGGAACAGGGTGGCAAACGTGGAGAACCAACCTAGTGTTATATGAACCTACGTGTGACGTTTGTGGACATCACATTGAAGATGATAGGTGTGAATACTGTCGCAATACAGGAGACAACGGGAAGTGGATAGAGAAGATGATAGAACAAGCTAGAGACCCACGACACAACCAATCAGCCTTCAAAGATAAGAAGAAAAAGCATGACTCCAGAGACACTTGACAAATGGCGAATTTTACCCCGACTTATGATGCTGACGATGACAGGTGTTTACATTCGCTGTATCGAATGGGCTTTGAGTCTTGGACCGGAGATGACTACACAACAAGCAGGACTAGTATCCGTGATTACAGGAGCGATGACAGGGAGTTTTGCAATCTGGATGGGGGCAGAAAAATCCGAACCCAAAAGAATGGAGAGAGAAGAACGATGATAAGATATTTAAAAAGACTATGGTGTGCTTTATTGAATAAGAAATGCTCTACTGATTGTACCTGTAACGAGAATGGTTAGAAACTACAAACGTGAATATTCGTTAAGTGGCGGTAAGCCAAACGAAAAGAAGAACAGAGCATCTAGAAACAAAGTTAGACGAGCATTAACACGAAACGGAACAGTACGCAAGGGTGACCGTAAAGACATAGACCATATAGATAAGAACCCTAGAAATAATGCACCACGAAATCTACGAGTAGTTAATCGTAGTAGAAATAGAGCAAGAAAATGATAGGCACAATACTAAGTTCAGTATCCAGTTTAGCTTCATCTTATATAGAAGGTAAGACAGCGATACAAAAAGCCGAAGCTACTATTCGTATGAAAGAAGCAACTGGCGAGATTGATTGGGACTTAGCTGCTATGAGGGCATCCCAAAGCTCGTGGAAGGACGAATGGCTGACTTTGCTTTTCAGTATTCCTCTGGTACTGAGCTTCATGGGTGAGTGGGGCAGGGGCATAGTAGCAGATGGATTCACCGCTTTGGCAGGTATGCCGCAGTGGTATCAGATTGCGTTAGGAGCTATCGTAAGCGCGAGCTTTGCTACACGGTCTGCAAGTAAATTATTTAATATGAGGAAGAAATGAGATTAGATTGGTTAATAAATAGTATGATGGCAATTTTAGTATTGTTTACATTTATAGTTGTAATATTTTAGAATGGCAAAATGGAGAGTACCGATGTTTAAATTATCACAGCGTTCATTTCAAAGACTGGTAGGAGTACATCCTAAATTAGTAGATACAGTAAAGTTAGCTATAAAAAAATCCGACACAGACTTTGGTGTGATATTTGGTGTTAGAGATTTAGCTACTCAGGAGAAGCTTTTTAAATCCGGAAAATCACAGACCATGAAATCTAAACACCTCATACAGGAAGATGGATACTCACATGCTGTAGATTTAATGGCATACGATTCTGGAGAGCCATCGTGGGATATAGTAGACTACGATAATATAGCAGATGCTATGAAAGCTGCTGCTCTTGAAACGGGAGTTAAAATTCGTTGGGGCGCAGCATGGCAAATAAATGATATAACTACGTGGGATGGAACTATGGAGCAAGCCATGAATGCTTATATAGACCTCAGACGTTCTCAATCGCGCCGCCCATTTATTGACGGACCTCATTTTGAATATATAACATGAGACCTAAAAGAAAAGGTTCTATGGCAGGTATGTCCATAAAGAGTGGAGACAAACGACCCACTAAGCAGGGTGCAGGTATGACTGCAAAAGGGGTCGCAAAATATCGAAGGCAAAATCCCGGTTCAAAGTTACAGACAGCAGTTACAGAGAGCAAACCTACAGGTAAAAGAGCAGCAAGAAGAAAATCATTTTGTGCTAGAAGTGCAGGACAAATGAAAAACTTTCCTAAAGCAGCAAAGAATCCTAATAGTAGACTGCGACAGGCAAGAAGAAGGTGGAAGTGTTAATATGACGAGACAACTAACAGAAAAGCAACAGAAACTATTAAATGTTTTATTTGATGAAGCAGGTGGTAATGTTACTATCGCAAAAAAGATTGCAGGATATGCAGATACATCTAGCACTACAGACATTGTAAAAGGCTTGAAAGACGAGATACTTGAAGCCACACAAATGTGGATGGCTCGTAATGCACCAAGAGCTGCAATGTCAATGACAGGAGCTTTACTAGAGCCTACGGAATTAGGCATAAAGGAAAAGATGACCGCTGCTAAAGAAATACTAGATAGAGTTGGTCTAGTAAAAACAGAGAAGATGCAAGTAGAAGCAACAGGCGGTGTAATGCTAATGCCACCGAAAGCACCAACAAACGATGACTAAAAGTATTGGCAAGTGGAAGTTACCACAACCAACAGATATAAAAGAAGACAACGAGTGGATATCTATACCACGTATTGCCAGAACTATACCTTTTGGTTATGTACAAGATGAGAATGACCCTGACGTTTTAAGACCTGTACCCGATGAGTTAACCTTGTTAGAAAAAGCTAGAGCGTATGTAAATCAATATTCATATCGACAAGTAGCAAATTGGATATCAAATCAAACAGGACGCTACATATCACATGTAGGGTTAAGAAAACGGTTAGAAAATGAGCGACAACGTAAGAACCAAGTTAAAGGCATTCGCCAGTGGGCAGAATATGCGGAAAAGGCAATCGCCAAAGCGAAAGTCCTTGAAGAAGAAAGAACTGGAGCAAAAGCCACAGGCTGAGATACAGGAAGTTTCATATGAAACATCACCTCAAGAAGAGCATGCTAATGTTTTATTTAAACCAAACGAAGGACCTCAGACAACTTTTCTGGCAGCAAGCGAGAGAGAAGTTCTTTATGGTGGTTCAGCAGGGGGTGGTAAATCTTACGCAATGCTTGCAGACCCTCTACGGTATATGGGGCATCCCTCGTTTAGTGGCTTACTACTGCGTCATACAACTGAAGAACTACGGGAACTTATATTTAAAAGTCAAGAGTTGTACCCAAAAATTTGGAAGGGTATTAAATGGTCAGAGCGAAAGATGCAATGGACAGCCCCATCAGGTGCAAGACTTTGGATGTCTTACCTAGATAGGGATGATGATGTTTTACGATATCAAGGATTAGCATTTACATGGATAGGATTTGATGAACTTACTCAATGGGCAACACCATTTGCTTGGAACTATATGCGAAGTCGTTTACGTTCTACTGCACCAGACTTACCCATCTTTATGAGAGCAACAACAAACCCCGGTGGAAGAGGTCACGCTTGGGTTAAAAAAATGTTTATAGACCCTGCACCATACGGAAAGGAATTTGATGCAACCAATGTTGAAACAGGAGAAGTACTACGCTACCCATCTGGACACGCTAAAGCAGGAAAGGCTTTGTTTAAAAGGAAGTTTATACCTGCACGATTATCCGACAATCCGTTCTTATCAAAATCGGGTGATTACGAAGCCATGCTCCTCTCCCTCCCAGAGCAACAAAAAAGGCAGCTACTGGAAGGTGACTGGGACATTAAAGAAGGTGCAGCTTTTACTGAGTTCAATCGTAGCATTCATGTCGTTGAGCCTTTTAACATTCCATCTAACTGGGTAAAGTTTAGAGCGTGTGACTATGGATATGGCAGTTACTCAGGAGTCTTATGGTTTGCTGTATCACCTAGCGAACAATTAGTAGTATATAGAGAATTGTACGTATCAAAAATACTAGCTACCGATTTAGCCGACATGGTACTAGAACGAGAAGCAGGTGATGGCAATATTCGATACGGGGTTTTGGATAGTTCTTTGTGGCACAAACGCGGAGACACAGGACCTAGCCTAGCAGAACAGATGATTAGCAGAGGATGTCGTTGGAGACCATCAGATAGAAGTAGAGGAAGCAGAGTTGCAGGAAAGAACGAAGTACATAGAAGATTGCAAGTCGATGAGTTTACTGAAGAACCACGTATGGTTTTTTTCAATACTTGTACAGATGTTGTTTCTCAACTGCCGTCAATCCCACTGGACAAAAAGAATCCAGAAGATGTAGACACTAAAGCAGAAGACCACTTGTATGATGCCTTAAGATATGGTATAATGTCTAGACCAAGGTTTAGTATATTTGATTATGACGCAAGTATGACTAGAGGAAATTCAATGCCGATAGCAGATTCTACTTTCGGATATTAAGGAGAC